ACCACCAACAGGTGATATACCACCACCTCCACCACCAGCAATCAGTCTTGCATTGGATTGATTGATTGTTGCCGATGAAAATATACCTGCTAAACCACCACCAGCACCTCCACTGCTGGCACCAGAACCTTGTCCAGTACCAGAAGAACCTCCACCATAATTCAATCTTATGTGAAGAGCATCTCCCTGACTTAAATTAAAAGTTCCATAAGAATATCCACCTTGTCCACCTTGAGGTGTTCTACCACCCTCACCCCAGAGATATGCTTTAAGTCTTACATCTGTTGCAGCAGTATATGTGTATGATGTTGAAGTGGAAGCATCAAATACAAGACTACCATCACTGCCAAAATCGTGGAATGTGGAACCACCTTGCCCATCATCTACACCACCAACTCCAGTAGAAGTTGAACCTTGAATGTAAACTGACTGTGTGGTTTCAATAACTGCAGAGGTGTGTGAAGTCTCTCTAATATCAATAACAAATCCTTCACCTTCTTCTACAACACCATCGGCAGCAACTGTTTTTGTAAAAGAACCCGCATCATTATTAACAACAAATGTTCCTGTTAAAGAGTTATCTGAAAAATCTGATGCTGTTATTGTGCCAAGATTTCCTCTAATCGTATAGTAAAGAACAGTTCCGTCCAGAAAACCATTGGTCGTAACGGAAACAGTTATCTGAGTCCCTTCAGTTAAATTTCTGGGAGCAATAGTAGATTGTATGGTTCTATCTCTTGATCCAAGAAAACCATATCCACTAGCATTGATAGAAGAATTCGTTCCAAATATCGGCATTATCCAAAACTACTTAAAGTTCCTAAAACTGTGTAGTCTAATGTATCGTTTTTGATAATTGCAAAAGTATATGCGTTTACTGCGTTGGTGAATCCTGAGGTTGGTGCAGATGAATTGATCCACTTAACTACAACCGTTTCACCATCAATTTTAAATCCTGTTGTGCTTGGATTGGACATTACATAAGCACTAGAACCCATATTAATAAGTACAGTAACAACTACACTCTTTTCTTTTGGTTTCTCTGTAAGACCTGTTATATTAAAAGTAAAGTTGCCAGTAGATTCTACAGTGTAATTATGAAGTGTTCCCTTTGATAAATTAATTACAATTTCTTGGTATGCTGCTTCTTTATATACACAAACTTTTTCAAAAATTTTTTCTACGTTTGCTGCTGATTGCAACTCCAATCCACCAGAAAACTTGGCAGTATTCATAAATTCTGCCTGGGCAGCGAAAACTGAATCGAAGTTGTACTGTGTCATAATTAACTTAACGCCTTGATTGCCTTAGCCGCAACAGAAACTGCTTTTCCAGCACCAGGTCCGGCTGCTGCTGTAGCTGCTGCTCTTGCAATTCCTTCTGCGTTTAATCCAGAATATACCTGATTCAACATTGAATTTGCATTATCTTCTGTTGCAATACAATCAGGTCCATAAGAATGTGGTGCATCACAGTATGCTTCTTTTGCATAGATATCAAATCTATTACCACAATCTAATTTCATATTGCCACCACTCTTGAAGTGCATATCACCTTTTGATTCTACAGTGACTTTTGCACCTTTAATCAGAACTTCACCATTTTCTTGAGCAGTAATAAGGATACTGCCTTTCATTCCAGTGATACAAATGTCAACGCCACCACGTTCAGAGTTCTGTCCACCAATAATTTCGATAGTTCTATCATTGTAGAGTCGATAGATACCACCTTGCGTCATACCAGCGAGTGATACGTCTCCATCGTCATTGAATCCATACAGATCATAGATTCCTGGACCATTAAATCCAACTTGTGGATTGTTTACTTCAATTCTAAAGTTTGGTGAAAATGAAGTAAATTCGTGTCCCTGTGGGTTTTGATTTGACATTTATAATCCTCCGTTCAAATATTTAGTACCCGCCTCCATATGATCCTCCACCTTGACTTGGTGGTGGCGTGGGTGGTGGTGTAGGTGTAGGTGTTGGCGATGGTGATGGTGATGGTGAAGTTGATCCTCCACCACCAGATGTGCTACTCTGTATATTAGTTACTGGTGGTGGTGTAGGTGTTGGTACTACTGTTTCTTGAACTTCTGCAGTAGTTGTTGAGGTTTGTTGATTTATCTGAGTCGTAGTGGTCACATTGGACGATAAAGATCCAAGACTTTCAGATTGTGTATCATAAATGTATTGGTGTGGTGTCTTTCTATGTGTAGCACCAACCATTTTTCTTCCATTTGTTGGATGAACATGGAATGGTCCATAATATGGTTCACCATTTACATATCCGACAAGATCATCATCTTTAGAAATACAATCAATAACTTGCTTGACCTCACCTTGAAGTCCTTCAGGTCTCTTAATAAGTCTTGGTCTCAATCTCAGACCAGCACCAGTAGCAGAGATTGCATTATATTCTACAGTATTTTCTACTGACTTATAAGTCAATACTCCAGCACCAGTACCAGTATCATCAATATCACTAGAAGTACGAATTACATTATAAACTCTTCCTGAAGTGTCAACCTGAATTGAGTACTCATTTCCTTCAGTATCACGAACAACATCATCTGGACTGTATCCACTTCCAGATCTCACAATGACTGGACCCCTTTCATCGTCTGGGATATAATCCTCAACATCGTTACCAATCGTGTAATTCTCTCCTTCAGTTACAACATAGATGTCTATAATCTGTTGATAGGTTGGAGAATCTGGATCATAATCAATAATTGCTCTTGCAGATGCTCCATATCCTCTATCACATTCATCAACAATCTCTACAAATGGTGGGAATGTATATCCACCACCACCATTTACAAGATCTACACCAAGAAGACTACCAGTCAATCCTCTATCAGCATTGGCAAGTGCCTTGATTCCACCAAAGATTGCATTTGCAGTTCCGCCAGATCCATTTCCACCAAAGATCTTGATCTTTGTACCACCACAACCACCAAGTTCTGGTAAACCAGCAAAACAATTTCCGAGAGCACTCTTGAATCCAGGAACAGATACACTTGGATTCATAAAGTCAAAGACACCCAGAGCACTATCAGCAGCTCCAGCAATATCTTGAACAGTATCTAATGCTGCAGTACCAATACTAAGTGCTTGGTTTGCGGTCTCTAAAATTTCACTAACTGGTCTTCCGACTTTATCACTAGATCCTTTGCCAATAACCCACTCATTGGAAGCAAGATTAAATTCTGGTGAGACAGCATTACAACTGAGAGAATCTGCAATACCAAGAATTGCGTCGGCAGTGTTCTTTAAGAAGTTAAGAGGACTAAATCCCATCAGGATCTTATCAAGACCACCAAGTAAAGGTTGAATGAATTTGGTTACTCCACCTATAATATGGTTAATAATGGAACCAACCACTTGATCAGCGATACAAGATGCGAAGTTTGTTACGTTATCTACTACATTCTTGAGAACTCCCTCAATCATACCAGAGAGTCCATTGATTACATTATTTGCAATACAAGGTATTGCATCAGACAACTTCTTGACTGGACCAATCAATAATGCCTGTGCAATCGTTCCTGCTTTTGTTGCAATAGGATCACTTTGTGTTGCAGCAAAAACAGTTGCGTAAACACCATCATAAAGAACTTGTAAACCTTGATTCAACACTGGAACCATAGCATCAGTAAGGTTCTTTGTCATATCTTGAACCATTCTACTAGCACCCCTCTGGATGCTAGAAGTCATATCTTGAATTTCTTTATATAAATTTTGTTTTACATTTCCAATTCCTTTATTGACATCACTCATAAATCCAGTCACACCATCAGTGATATTCTGAATTTTTTGCACAAAGTTACTAACATCATTTTTGATAGTCTTGACTGCACTATCTTTTCCACTATCAGCAGCAGTTACTTTTGCACCGATAGCACTGGATGCTGATATCTCTGCATTTGGATTTGCAGGATCTCCACCAGTTCCGTTTGACTTGTTTAACTTCTTAGCAGTAGCATTATCTACAGAACGTACATGCTTTTGTGAGGTTGTATTAGATTCGTTTGATTCATTCCGTGGAATACTTGCACCATCATTTTTAACGGCACCAGTGTATCCAGTGAATGGTTGAAAAGGACCAGCATATTGACCTGATGGAACCATATTGGTTCTACCAAATACACCAATAATTACAGGTTGCTGAGCATTATCTCCGTCAAGAAAGAATCCAAATACAGAATCACCAGGAGAAATCTTTACCGATGTTGCCCTATTTGCTGCACCAGAACCATCGGTACAACCCAAAAGTGCTTGTGCCCAAGGTAGTTTATCATCAGGAAGATCAATTACACTATATGGATGATATCCAAGGATACGAACCCTAAAACGATTGCCCCATCCACCACCATTGATCTGCTTTCCCTGTGCAATCTCTGGAGCAATCTGACCAATCCACCAACGGAATCCGTCTCTTCCTATAAAATTTGTTTTAAGTAAAGACTCCTCTAACATTTGTGTTACTTGTTATTTTTTCCGTATTGACCAAATGTGTCTCTAATCAATTTCAATGAAGTATATGATCCCTCAGCATCAAAGTGATGGCAAAGCTCCTTAATCATATATAGACCACTAATCTCACCATCAAACTTAATATTATCCGACGCTGTTGTTGTTGCTGGGAAAAGACACTGAATAATGTTTCCTGCTCTTAAGTTAGTATTTGATGGGACAGTTATTGTCATTGTTTGAGTGAACATAATATTATATCTCATAATTGCCTGAGACTGATACTTGAATGGATCAGCATTCTCTTCATATGAAACACCATCTTCAAGTGTTCCAATATCTACAATTCCAGTAACTAATCTACTTGGAATATCCCCAAGAGTTGTTTCGGAACCTTCATTTATGGGTGGCATTCCAAACGATCTGCCAAGATTCTTAGATTTACCTGCATAATCTTCTAATTTGAACAATCCCTTGTCTGGTGCAGTATAATCAAATGTGAGGGGATTGAAGTAACTCCTCTGTGTAGAAAACTGCCCCAAACGAAGTTTTTCTAGAAGATTGTTGTTCCTGGTTGTGACGTGATTAAGAATCTGAAAATCTTGATTCCTATCACGATCTACAGTTTCAACAGAGGTATAAACTCCAGAAGATTCTTGAGCGATCAAACTATCAACAGATTTAAAGCAGTACCCATCCTGAGTTTCATAAAAGAAATATCCAGCAGTCCCATCAGTCGTTTCTGGAACACCTTTAGATGCTAACCAGGTCAATAATGTAAATGGTTTTTTCATATTACCAATAAAACCATATTTGTTTGAAGTTTTATCGATAAAGAGTTCTTTATTTGTAACCAGATATTTTTTTATGATCTCTTCTGCTGATACTGATATTGGTGATGATGTTGGAAATCTTATAGGAACTCTAGAAGTTTCATTAGTAATTGCTTCTCTTGAGCAAAGATTCAATACAAATGTTTCTTGCTTACTGTCACGAATAACATTACTAATGCCAGAAACATATAGTGAATTATTACCAGAAAAATCTAATCCTGGATTACTGTCAGTATTGCCCTGAAGTTTCATTGATAGTCTTTCACCACCTCTCAATGGTAGTCCCAAATATACACCAGTATTATCAATTACACTACCAGTTGTAGATACAAGAATTTTAGCAGTGATAGTTGGTGAAAAAACATCCTCATAATAGTCTATAGATTGAACACCTTGTCTCAGATCTATAGTTCTATTTTTATCTACAGTTGATTCTATAAGTATCTCTTCGTACTGTGTACTGTCTGTTGCTGACATTATGTATTTCCTAGTTCTGTTAACAGTAAAGTAGTCATAAATCTATTTAACGGATCTGCCGAAGAAATATTCAGTGGACTACTTGGTGGTGGACCACCACCTGTTGGTTGTGGTGCTCCTGGTTGTGGTGGTGCTGCTGGATTGAATGGAACTGTAACACTCGTTCTTTTTGCTGCAGGTTGTAAGTTTGGTGGTGTCGTTCCAGAAGATGTATTCTTTTGTACAGGAGATACTTTTGCTGGTGGTGCTTTTGCTGGAGTACCACTTATCTGTACGCTTGACAGTTGAATCAAAGAAACATACGGATCTGGTGAAGTATTACTTCCATATCCAGCAAATCCTTTCTGAGTATGTGCTTCAAAGTGAATATGTGATCCTGCAGGTCCTGCAGGTTTAACAGTTCCAGAATATCCAGTGACTGTGAATGATGTTCCCGCAGGTATTTTGCCAGAAGTAATAATATGCCTGGTGCTATGTGCAAATCTAAGTTGAACACCCAAAGATTCTACCCAAACATCAATTACTTCACCATATCCACCACCCTTTTTAGTTCCAACAACTTCACAGTCAACCTTCAATGAAACAAATAATCCAGGATCACAACCAATATCAATACCACCGTGTGGTCCATGTGATCTAGGTGCTCCCATAAGACTGGTGATGGATGCATTCTGTCCAAGAAGACTGCTTACATTCTGTCCCTTTGTATATCTTGTAGAAGGATCTATTGTAGGTGGTGATGATACTTTTGCTGCAGGAGTTTGTCTGGGTGGTTTATAATTTTCAAATTGTTTGAATGCTGCTTCTACTTCTTCTGGTTCTACTCTTGCTACATTACCATTATATCCTCTATAATAACTTTGCCCCCTCTTAACTGGACCTTCTTTTCCCTGAGTATCTTCTAATACAGGAAGTCCAGCAAATTCCATTGCAAGTCTTCTTCCTGCTTCATTTGGATCATTGATGATCATATCTGCGGTGATTCCGCGTGCTTTAATCAATGCTATGGCAATCTTATCCTGATTTGCTGGACTGAAAATATCTTTATCAACATCAAGATTTGCAGACTTTGCTTGTTCTATTGGATTTGTTAATTGATATCTACCGATTGCACCCTTTCCACCCTTAAGTCCAACCGCTTGGGATGCTTCGCGGATTGTCATACTTGTTAGATCTGGATTCTCGTCATTTGGAGCAATAGACGTATATCCACCCTCAGCCGCTCCAACCACATTAAGGATTGGAGTATATCTACCACCAGCAGTTGCTCCCCCTTGTGATGGTACATTTTGTCCTGCTCCTGGTGGTTGTGATGGATCTAAAGTTGGTTCAGGTTTCCCCTTTAACCAATCCTTTAACCATTTTGCAAGATTAAACTCTTGAAATAATTGCACCATTCTGCCAATATCATTTTCAAAAGTTCTTACAGAACCTTCTAATTTTTTAGAATTTTCATTTGCCTCTGTTACTTCTTTAGGATCTAATATACCAGTTATTCTTTCTAAAACTGTGTCAAGTGATGCGGTAAAATCTTGAAAGAATTCACTAGTATTATCAATCCAAGATTGTAAGACTGCTCTTGCTCTTTGTATTCTTTCGATTAATGCCTGAACTGATTTAATAATTCCAGGAAGATTATTCAACAACCATCCAAGAATAACAATACCAACGAAGTCCATTATTCTTCCAAGGAATCCCTTAGTACTTCCTGATATAGATCTCTGTGCGCTAGTAATAATGCTTGGAAGTTTTCCAGACTCAATTACACTTTCTCTCTCTTTCCTTTGTACTGCTTCTCTTCTTGATCTGAATATCTCAGATTTTTTCAGAATTGCTCTCTGCTTTTCTCTATTGTTTACATTGATACCCCTTTGAATACCAACAGTCGTGGAGTTCGCCTTTTTCAAACCCTCACCAAAAGATGTTAGAGAACTTCTAATATTCCCTAAACTATCGCTATTTTTTAAGAGTGATTTTTGTGCTTCTGCCATTATGCTGAGGGTACGTTAAATGCAGAGACTGCTGTCAATCTGTACATATTGCTTGAATCACTAGTTGCATACAGTGGAACATTTCCAATAGTACCAGATATAGCAGGCGGAGCTGCTTGTGCTGGTGCCTGACTAGGAGGAGGTGGAATTGGAATTGGAACAACATTGATTGGTTGCTCTGATGGTGGTTCAGAAACTTTTTCCGCTACTTTTTGTGCTTTTAGAATTGGCGTAATATTTGACGGGAGAGTTCCAGTTTTACCAATATAATTTTCTTCATTAATGTATTGTTGAACTTCACTAACACTAAATCCAATCTCAGAAAGTGTTTTGTCACCAGGATTAATTTGTCCAGGTTCTAATCCTCTTGATGGATCTCCTGCAAGAGGAACATCTGCAGGTTCTGTTCTAGAATCATCCGAAGCAGGTGTTGGTTCTAACTTTACATCTGGTGTTTCTTTATGACCTGCTTTCTCTGCAGGGTCCAGTTTCTCACCAGACATACTCTCCATTGGTTGTACTTCAGCAGCAGGAGAACTGATGTCTGGTGCATTTGTTGCAAAGAGAGACTGACCAACACGTATAGATTCTAGGAAATCTACACCAAAATCACTAACTACATTATTTGGTATAACAAATTCCCCATCAGTCAACATAGCAGGAATTTGATCAATACCTGGTGTTCCTTTCACCAAACCACCTTTGTTTAATCCTGGTGGTTTGGAAGGATCTATTGATGTATTAGGATCTGGATTTTGATTAGGATCTGGGTTTTCATTAGGATCTGGGTTTTCATTAGGATCTGGGTTTTGATTTGGTAGATCCGGTAAGAATGGTCCGATATAAGGAATTTTTTTTATTTGTTCATTATAGAATTCCTTAGCAGCTTCTGTAATTACATTAATAAAATCTCGTCCTGGTTTTGTAAACAATCCAGCAGCGGCAACAGCAGCAAGTAAAACAGCAACTCTACGAAAACTACCACTTAATAAACCAAGTGCTCCTCTAGATGCAACAAAGACGCCAACAATAACTCCAAGACCTGTTAAAGTCTCTAGTTTTATTTCATTCAGTTTCTTTGTATTACCTTCCGATCGTGCTTTGAGTGCATCAATTACATTATCTGCTAACCATCCACCAATAAGTAAAAGGAAGAAATTACCTAACTTACCTAAAGTAAACGATGCTTTGTTTGCTATCTTCTGTGCAGGTGCAATAGCAGCAGCTTCAATTTTCTTCTCAATTACACTCTCTTTACCTTCACGTAATTGTTGCTGTGCTAATCTTGCTTCTTGTGCTTGTTCTTGTTGTTCTTTCTGCCTTTCTAATGCTTGAGTGGTTGCTAAACCTGTACTGATTGCTTGTAACGAAGTATTCAGAGAAGCAACATCTCTATTGAGTTGAGTTATTTGTGTTGCAACCAACCCAAGTTGCAATGAGTTCTGATTAAGTAACTTGGTTGTTACTGGATCTGGTTGGGCAGGAGTCGCCGCTCCTCCTCCTGCAAATGCAAGGGGTGATATTAGTGATCTTCTACCGCCAGGAGTACTAACCATTCATTTGTTGGGCTTTTAAGTTTTCTTCTTCAATGTATTGTTGGAGGAAAGCAAGATAAATTTCTTTCTCCCAAGGTATCATATTTTCTAATTCTGTTAATGAATATTTATGGTGTTGCATCAAAGCAAAATTGATTCTGAAGTATGACTCAATATTAGTGTGAGCCATACTCACCCGAAAAAACTTGCTAATCCCTCAAGAACAACCTCATTTTCCACATTAGTATTTGGATTTGTCACTGTCATAGTATGAGACAACTTTGGCATTGTCACATAAAAGTTCTCAATTTCTTTGAATTGTTTAGAACTCAATTGCTCTACAAATTCACGAAGTTCTTTCTTGGTGCAATCTTTTGCAGACCAAGATTCTTCTTCACTATAAATCTGCTCAATGGATGACATAATCACATTGAAGGTTTCGTCAAGATTAATTTCACTAACAGCAAAGTTGTTCTTGACAAATTCTTCCATTGATGGATATCTCATTCTCAATGTGAGGTTATCATCAAGTTTGATATCCTTTGAGTGAGTGTCATCAAACTGTACTTGAATCTCGTCAAGACTAATCAATACAGGAACTTTAGTTACACCATCATCAGGGCAGGTAACAAGAACCTCAACTTCTTCACCAACAGACTTACCACGAATGTTGAGGAACAAATATTCAATATCAAAAGTAGAAAGTTCTTCTACCTTCACACCTCTTGTGAGGATACAAGACTTGATTACATCCTTAACAGCATTGACAATCTGAGAGAGATCTTCACTCTCCATTGCAATGACAAGAACTTTTTCTTCTTTGACTAGAAATGGTCTATACTTGATCTTTTTTCCAGTCGAAGGAATTACCAACTCATACGTTGGCGTAGCAATTTTTGGTAAAGGCATTACAATCCATGCACGTCAGTAAAATTATTTAGAGAGGTTATTATAATGTTCTTCTCTGAGCAGTAAAGGGAGCAGTGGTATAGATGTTATCATTCAATATACTACTACCAACATCAAACAACTTCTCACTATTATATTCTGCCTTAAATTTTGGAGTGGAAGAATCGGACAAGAAGTTAGTGTCTACATTAGATTTACCACCTGCTACTTTTTTCAGTGCTTCTTCCGATTGACCACCAGTTCCAGTTCCACTTGGTGGTTGATCTTTGTTACCAGTTGAGTTCAAGAAGTTTGCAAGAGAACTTGATTGTCCAGAGACATATCTATCATACTGGAATGTTGCTGTTGCTTTCAATATCTGGGAACCTTCATATGAAACTGTAGTAGAATCTAATGAAAGAGGATACAGACCATAGAATCTGTACTCGACATATCTCTTATAATCTTTTTCAAATTTTGTAATTATAGTTTGATCACATTTATACTGCTTCGGATAGTTCATTCTAAAGTAGTAACCTGGTGTCAAGTTACTTTGACCATCTCCAAACTCAGTTCCAGATGAGATGAACTCCATCCAGTGTTCAATAAACTTTAGAGATCTATATGTGTTATCAACATAGAACTCCATAGTCATTGGAGTGAATATTCTGGTATGTGCAAATTTCTCTGCAAGACCCATAAAATTACCTGTGACATCTGCTGTAGCAAATCCACTTCCAGGTAAGATTGCTCTACTACATAAGAGTCCGATTGTTTCAGTGATATATCTACTATCAATACCTCTCTGACCCAAATACTTTCTCAAAGATTCGGCAAGACCACCAAACTGCACCATATAGTGTGAGGTTAGCGAAACCTGCCCAATGACTGGTTTTATTTGAGATATCTTTTTCGGAATTGGTCTTGGCACTCTAAATACTCTTAGGTGATTGTTTAGTTATTTAGATGTCATACAAGGGAAAATACAAACCTTCCTATCCCAAGAAATATAAGGGTGATCCGACCAATATTGTATATCGTTCTCTCTGGGAACGCAAGTTTATGGTCTACTGTGACAATAATCCAAACGTTTTAGAATGGCAGTCAGAAGAGTTCTGTATTCCATATCGTTCACCAGTTGATAATAAGGTTCATCGTTATTTCCCAGACTTCTTTATCAAATATAAGGATGTAAATGGTAAGACCAGATCATCCCTGATTGAAATCAAACCAATGCGACAGTGCGCTCCTCCACCTAAACCAAAAAGACAAACAAAGAAATATCTGAGTGAGGCATTTGAATATGCCAAGAATCAAGCGAAGTGGAAAGCAGCACAAGAATACTGTAAAGATAGAATGTGGGAGTTCAAAGTTATGACAGAAAAAGAACTTGGTATCAAGTAATGGCAAAGAAGAGAGAAACACTTCTCCAATCACAACGAAGAAAACTCGCTGAACAGAGGGCAGCAAAAGCAGCAGCAGAGGCAGCTCAGAGACCCACAGATACTGATGAAAATCGTAATAGGATTCGTGTAGTAACAAACAAAGTAATCGGTGTCAGAGACCCAGATATCGTGATGAATCAACTACTTGAAGTCTTAGAAAAAGCAGATGCACCTGTTCCAGGAAAGTTATATGTCTACAAATACGTTGCAATTACTCCAGGTATTAGATACGATAGAAACCCTGTCGTACAGATAAGAAACGTATCAGACAAGGGTTGGGTGGGTCAAAACTTTCATTGGTTAGGAAAGGGTCAATCAATAAGAAATTATCTTGCAAGTGAAGTAATATCTGATGGTATCTACGAAATTTACCCATCAGAACTTAGAGATGTTATGATGTTGCCTATTAGAGATTTCAAAGTTGGCGGCTAAATAACTAAAAACCATCTAAATGGCAGACATTAGAGATAGAGATATTCGTGCAAGGGCAAGTTATGACCCTAGATTTGACAGGGTGAGACCTTCTGCAAAGAAGGCACAGGATGCTGCCAAATCGAAAGAGAAGCAAGGTGGTGATACCAAAAGTAGTCCTACTAAACCAGACACTGGACCAGTAGTCTATCGCTATCCAAGAGAGGCATTATCAGACACTACAGATGCTCTGTTCATATCAATATATGATCAGTTCAGAGGTGAAGGTGGAATGACATTCAACCAAGAAGGTCTTGTGCAATATGTACCAAAAGATCCTACAAAACCTAAAGGTAAGAAAGAACCAAAAATAGATCTTGATAAACTTGGTGTTCCAAACGCAAGTGATTTTTTTCAACAGAATCCAAATAAAATAAAGAAGAAAAATCTAAAGCATATCTACTTACCAATACCCCAACAGATAAGTGATTCTTTACAAGTATCTTATGGAGAATCTACTTTAGATCCACTTCAAGCTGTCGGATTGGGTGCTGTTAGTGCTGCAATGAAAGATCCTAAACAAGCAATTGCAACAGGTGCAGAGATTGGACAAGCACTTGTAAATACAAACTTTTCTGAAGGTCTTGATAAAAGTTCTCAAGATTCAATAAATGCTATTCTTAGTGGAAAAGCACTTAATGCTCTTGGTGCTAATGTAACTGCTAATTCAGTTCTTGCAAGATCCTCTGGTCAAATATTACAATCAAACCTTGAATTGCTTTTCAGTGGTGTAACTCTTAGATCTTTCCCATTTGTCTTTGATTTTACTCCAAGAGATCAAGTTGAGGCAAGAGAAGTGATGAGTATCATTAGATGTTTGAAAGAATCAATGGTACCAAAAAAAGCATCTCTCCCTAGCGTGTTTATTGCATCTCCAAAGGTATTTCAATTAGAATATGTAACTGGACAGAAAGAACATCCGTTCTTAAACAGGTTCAAAATTTGTGCTATGACACAACTGAGTGTCAACTATACAGCATCTGGAACATATGCAACCTATCCAGATGGTACACCAGTTCACATTCAAGTGACCTGTGCATTCAAAGAACTTAATCCAATCTATGCAGATGATTATGAAGTGGGTAATAGTGGTCCACTAGCAAATCCTGATGAAGCATTCCAAAACTACGGACCTGGAGGTGTAGGTTACTAATGTCTTACTTCAGAGAACTACCAAATCTTTTATATCAGTCAACTCTCCTAGACAAAGTTTCTTCAAGAGACTATGTACTGATTAAGAATATATTCCGTAGAGTCAAACTTCAAGACTACCTTACGGACAAAGTTGCTTTCTTTAATAAGTATACAATTCTAGATATGCAGCGACCAGATAATGTCGCAGAGATCTTCTATGGTGAAGCAGATCTGGATTGGGTTGTAATCCTGACTGCAGGTATTACTAATATCAAAGATGAATGGCCACTTTCTAACTATGATCTCTACAGATACGTTGAAAATAAGTATGGTCTCACAGAGATGAATGATGTTCACCACTATGAGACCATTGAAGTTAGAGATAAAAATGATCGATTAATTTTACCAGCAGGACAGATTGTAGATCAATCATTTACGATTCCGACTCCATATGATGCTTCTCTTAATGGAAACTTCTATGTTGGCGTAAGACCAGAATCATCAAATATTGATTACAAAGCAGTCAGTGCAAATATCAGTCCTATAACTGGTGTTAGCAACTATGAGTATGAAACCATAGAGAATGAGAAGAAGAGAGAAATTGAATTAATGAAACCTCAATATCTTCAGCAATTCTTGAATGATATGAGAAACATTATGTACTATGAAGATAGTTCTAGTACAGTCAATCCAAGACTATCAATTACTGATAACACTCGCTTGCTCGGACCATAAGAGTTCTAGACTCTTATCAAAGATCATTACATATCGGTGTTTGCGAGACCGATCTCTCCATTCACCCTCTGCATCTCCAATCTTTCCTCTGGAATGCTTGGTGCCGTCTGAAA